TGGTTTGGTTCCACCTAATCCTAATATACTGTTTTTTAAATTGTCTAATAATCCCATTGTATTGTTGTTTAATATAAATATTTAATTATTATGCTAATTTATATGAACTTTGCACTAGTGTTGAACCTACTTGCTTACTATCCATATTAATTGTTGTGTTTTTGTTGTATAATCTATCAACGGATGCTCTAACTTCATTTATAGCTGCTATCATCGGTGTTAGATCTACATTTCCTCCTAAATTTAAAGCTCCTTTAGGAAATGAAGCTACATCATCTCCTTTAAATAAATTAGTACCAGCAATTACTGTATCACTATTATTTAATGCTACAGCTCCGTTTGGTGTTAGTAAAGTACGCTCACCATATCCAGACATCATATCATCAGCCATTGTTGCTGATGCTGCTCCACCGATACCCCCTATTAAAGCTCCTATAGGTCCTCCAACTAAAAATCCACCTATTGCTCCTATTAAAGTTTTAGCAATTCCTGATCCTAATAAGTCTTGAATTTTAGATATGATTTTTGTTACTATACTGAATATGTCAGATACAATATCTAGGAACATTCCTAAAGGTCCTGCTAGTAAATTTCCTATTAAACTAGTTAACTTTTCAATACCTTTGTTAAATTTATCTTGGGCTTTTTGTCTTTCAAGAGCCTGTTTAGCTTCTTCCTCAGTTACTTGTGCTAATGATTTACCACTCGCTATTGCTTCTTCTCGTTTTCTTAATGTATTTGAAAGCTCATCAGCTGTCATACCAACAGATTCAGCTAATGCTTTCTGTTGTAGTACATTCATTTTAGTAAAATCAGCTGCAGTTCCTACTTGGTTTGCTAATTCTTCAGCTAATGTAACTTGATCACCAGTTAAAGCAGCATAACGAGCTTTTTCTAAATTTAACTGTTTACCAGTTAATAGTTCAGCTTTAAGTTCATTATCAATAGATGATTCCCAATTTAATAATGATTCGCCTGATTTTGCTACTTGGTCTAAGGTCATACCAAATGCTTTAGCAGTAACTATAGCTTTAGCAATACGTTCAGGATTATATCCTAGATTCGCTGCTAATTGACCCGACACTTTTACTGCCTCGGCTAACGTGGCTTTAAAATCAATACCTACCTTAAATTGGTTCCTAGCAGCTACTAATCCTTTAACAAAATTACTGTATGTTTTTTCTGATGTTTGGTTGTTTAAAACACCATATCTTTGTATTTGTGCAGCTTCGTCTGCTTGTAAGCCTACTTGCTCAGTAAGTTTGACTTGTGTAACTAATTGATCTTCAGAAAATTTATAAGCAAACCCCGTTGAAGTTGATAACTCAGAAAAAGCTTTTGTTAGGTTTTCTGTAGTAACATTTATATTTGAATTGGCTAATTCAATATTAGATAAAGTTTCTCTAAATCCTTCTCCAGCTGTTCCTAGTGATTTTCCTAATTCAACTGCTTGAGAATTAGCTTTAAAAGCTTGAGCAACAAAAAAAGTAATTAAAGAAACGGGGTCTTTTAATGATGTTTTTAACCCACCAAAAGCTGTTGAAAATCCTTTACCTGCTATTTTTAATTTATTTCCAAAACTAGTAATATCTTTTCCACTAGACTTTAATGTATCAGCATATTCTTTCATGTCCTCTAATGCCTCTTCTGTATCTAGAGCATTACTCAATCCAGGTATTTTGCTTAATGCTTTAAGAGCATTTCCGGTAATACCAGTAGCTTTACTAATCTCTTTTTCTTTTTCTAATCTTTTTTTAGTTAAATTAGATAGTTCAACCATTGCTGTAAGAACACCCTCAACTTCTGATTTTTGTTCGTCTGTTAAGTTTACTGAGTTTTGGAGGTTAGTTAAGTTAGTTGTTTCTAAAGATATTTTCTTTTTTAAATTTACTATCTCTTTTTCAGACAGTCTATTATAACCAGATTGATCATTTAATAATCTAGATGTTATGCTTTGTAAAGAAGAAAATGATTTCTTTGCACTAGAGGCAAATGTGTTGTATTTTGAAAATTCTTGTATAGAACCTTTTAAAGCACTAGCTATACTACTAAAAGTTTCACCAGTTGCTGTTAAATCAGCTAATAATCTTCTTGTTTGATTAGCTACCCTGCCTAAATTTACATCTAATTGAGCAGCATTATCCGCTTGAGAAGCTGTTAGGCCCTCTACCTGTTGATATAACCGTATCAGTTCTTGTAATTCTTGTGGAGTAGGTTGTGTAGCCATATTGTATTGTTATATAGTATAAATATTAAAAGCGCCTATTTTTTAGGCGCCTTTGCTGTGTATGTTGGTTGCTTAGGAGCAATGTTTGGTCGTGATAATTCTTTATTATTAGTATTTTTTAGCATATTTTGCTGTTGGTCCATTTCCTCTTTTTGTTTCTCATAATGTTCTTTCAGAGTTTCAAAAGTAAAACGTCGTAACCAAATAGGCATATTATATACAGTACTCCAATCGTATCCTCCTTGACTATTAAATACTATTTCATGTATTTGTTTGAATAGATATAATCTATATTCCGGCGTCAGGCCAAAAAAAGTTAAGAGATATAGGAATATCTATGCCCTCCCCTACATAGTTATCGTCTTCAGGAATAAACTTTAGATTAATATCTGGTGATATTTTACTATAGTATTCTCTGAATGCTCTAGCTTCAGGTGCTAGGAAACTATTATCTACGAAATCCCTAATAGCTTTGGCTTCTCTATCTCCATTAATAGATGTTATTATGTGTTTTAAACGAGTAGTAACGTCAGTAGAGCCGTTTGGATTTACTTTTTTCAATCCCTTAATCTCAGCTTCTATTTTTTTCTCGTCGCCGTGTGTTAGTAATTTAAATGTAATGATATTACCTGTTGTTGGTAATGTAAATGTAAATTCATTTACGCCGCTGGTGAATAAAGATTCATCCATTTCTTTATCTTTAAGGGCAGATAAGTCAACAGTCGTTGTTAGTTCTTTACCTTTACTGATATAACTAAATGTATAGTCTTTACCATAACCTAAAACACGAGCTGCAATCATTATTGCGTTTTTGTCTCCTACAACTAAATCGTCATAGTTAATAGGTGTTACAATCAATGCTTGTAATAATTTATCGATTACAATACCTTGATTAATATAGTTAACGTTAGTTAAAATGTCTTCATGTTTTGCTGTCATGTAACACATTTCAATTTCACCTTTGGAAAGTGGTGACTCTTTAGGATACAGTAAACCTTTTGAAGGTAATGTAACGGTTTCTGTTGGGGTTTTTAATTCTGCCATAAACTATTTTATTTTTATATATATAAATATACGCAAAAAAAAAGTGCCTGCGAAAGCAGACACCTAAAGATAAGAATATAAATGATTTTTTTCGATTCATTTGTCAATAAATACATAAAAAAAGCGCTTACTAATAAAAGTAAACGCTCTTTTGTATATTTTTTTAAGGATTAGAAGTTCAATACGCAGTAATCCATAGCAACTGTAGCACTTAAACTAATAGGTGCATCACTTGACCAATCGTACTCACCAAAACTTGCTGATTTTATGTAGGCTCCTTTAATAATCCATTCACCTACTACATCCCCTACAGGACCTAGTATGTTTAATGTTAAATCTTTTTTATAGAAATCAGAGTATCCATCACGACCAGTTACAGATTCGTGTGCTAAACGAGCCCACTCCATTACTGCTTGTGCTCCAGACGGAGTTACAGGATCATATAATTCTAAAGTTATATCATTCCATCTAACTTTACCTTTTACTTTACGGTAAACGTTGATGTGATCTAATATAATCTCTCCAGCTTCAAATCCAGGAGCTGAAGCTTTCTTAATTAAATATGCTGGGATACCATCTATATACATTATGAAACGGTTCTGAACTTTAGGTTCAAACGCCGTAAACATTATTTCATTTGCATCTAATACTGCCATTTTATTTTAAATTTTAATTGCTATTAATAAATATAAGCAACTACATCCCCTTATGCAGGGAATGTAGCTCCAGTTGGTAATACGTTGAAGTTTAAAATAATAAATTCAGCAGTCTTAGTTGGTTGAATATATATTTGACCTACTAATTGGTTTCTATCTATTACATCAGCAGTATTGTTTGTTTCATCCATTACTACTTTGTAAGCGTATAAACCTTGACGTTGTACTACTGACTCCATGTATGGGTTAACTTGTGCTAAGAATCTATTACGAGTTATATTTGTATTTTGTTCGAATACTAAGTTGTTACCTACTTGACCAATAAAGTCTTTCAATGCAATTAATAAACGACGAACATTTACTCTATCTAAAGCTGTTGGTTTACGTTGTAATGTTTTCTGACCAAATACCACAACACCTTCTCCAGGGAATGTAGCTAATGGGTTAACATTTCCGTTATATAAGTTATCACGATCGTTTTGAGATAATTTACGCTCAGCTTTTAATACTGAAGGAACACCACCACGATTTAAACCAGCAGGTGCGAACCAACTTGCTGCTACCTGATCGTTAAAGGCATATACTCCACCCATTACTGTTGAAGCTGGTGACCATACTGCTTTACCTAATGATGTTGAGTATAATTGAATCCAAGGCCAATAAGTAGCTGCATAGTTACTTGATTGACCAGCAGCAGCTTGTGTAGCTCCGCTTACAGTTGAACCAAATAATGTAGTATCTACTACTGCAATAGCATCACCTCTACCTTCACAAGTAGAAATCATATTTCCTACAGCACCCGCCCCACTTAAAGTTATACCAGGAGCTAATAATACATTAAATTTGTATTCGTCTTTATTTCCTAATATGCCAAAAGCTATTTGGAAAGAACCTGAATCAAATCCTTGGTTATTGTTTGCTGTAATATTTTCGTTCATTAATTTTGCTAAAGCCGTATCTGCAATACCACCAGCAAATGAACCACCGTATGATCCACTACCAACTGTTGGTAAACCAGATGCTAAAGAAGCTGATTTGTAGTTACCATTGTTATCAATAGAATCTACTTGAGGAGCTGTTACTGATTTAACACGAATAAACTGTGAAGCATTCGCGTAAGAACCAGTGTAATCAATATATGGAGTACCATCACTATCTACTTTATATACTGGTTTGTTATCACCGATAACACGAGAGATATAGTTAGGTAAAGCTGGGTCTAATGATAAGTTTGCCCATGTTTCTATGTAATTCTTTTGAGCGTCATTGTCATTACCAGCACGAACTGCTAAGTTGAATGTACCACTTCCTGTACTTACGCTTGTAACTTCCCAACGAACGTTTGTTGCACTACCACTTGCTAAAGCACCACTAACCATGCTAGAGGTA